AAGGCAAGTGGGAAAAAACAGGATTACTTGAAGGAGTAGGTTCTGAAACAACTAAGCATGGTATGGCAGTAATGTTAGAAAACCAAGCTAAGCAATTATTGGACGAGGCAACTCGTACAGGTACATCTTCTGGTTCAGAAGAGTGGGCAGGTGTTGCTCTTCCATTGGTACGTCGTATCTTCGGTTCTATCGCAGCAAAAGAATTTGTTTCGGTTCAACCAATGAACTTACCTTCAGGTCTTATTTTCTATATGGACTTTAAATATGGTACTGCTAACGATGCAAATAGACCAGCTTCTGGTTCTTCTATGTTCGGTAATGGTGGTACTTTTGGAAAAGATAACTTATCTCCAGCAGGTAACAAATTGGGTTCTACTCAAGCAGCTGAAGGTGGTTTATATGGTGCAGGACGTTTTGGATATACAATCAATGATGTAACTGCTGCAGTTACGGCAACTGTAACTTCTGGTTCTGCTGGTGATTTTGTAGGAAACGAAACTTTATCTGCATCATTTGCAGCAACTGCAGACGGATGGAGAAAAGTAAAAGTTGGTTTACCATCAACTGCTGATTACAATGGTGTAAGAGCATTTAAAATTTCAGGTTCTACTTCTGTAACTCATTTCCCTGAATTGACTACATTAGATAGTGCAGGTTCTGCATCATTCTATGTATCTTCTTCAGCAGCTTTACTTGCAACTTCTTTAACTACTCAAACTTTAGTTTATTCTAAGCAACCAGATGATATTTCTCGTGGTGATTTTGAAGATAGAGGTTCTGATTTAGCGATTCCTGAAATCGAATTAGAATTGAAATCTGAGCCTATCGTAGCTAAGACTCGTAAATTGAAAGCTATCTGGACTCCAGAATTAGCACAAGATTTAAATGCATATCACTCAGTAGATGCAGAAGCTGAATTAACTCAAATGTTATCTGAATATATCTCTTTAGAGATTGATTTAGAAATTTTAGAGATGTTGCAGCAAAACGCATTCTCTTCTGAATATTGGTCAGCAAGAGTTGGATATGATTGGAATGGTTCTGCTTTCGTAGTTGATTCTACTGCAGCAGCCGCTTCAGCATACACAAAATCAACTTGGTTCCAGACTTTGGGAATCAAATTACAGAAAATCTCTAACAAGATTCACCAATTGACTATGAGAGGTGGAGCAAACTTTATTGTTGTTTCTCCTAACGTAGCTACAATCTTAGAATCAATGAACGGATTCTCTGCAAACCCTGGTAAAGATGCATTAACTTTCGCAGCGGGTGTAACTAACATCGGACAAATCTCTAACAGATACGATGTTTACAAAAACCCATATATGACTGAGAACGTTATCTTATTAGGATTTAAAGGTTCTAACTTCTTCGAGACAGGTGCGGTTTACGCTCCATACGTTCCGTTGATTATGACTCCATTAGTGTACGACCCAACTAACTTTACTCCACGTAGAGGTGTTATGACTCGTTACGCTAAGAAAATCGTAAGACCAGAATTCTACGGTAAGATTTATATTGATGGATTAAACACTCTTTAATCTTAATAAATTAGAGTAACCATTAAGGGAGGACAGAAATGTTCTCCCTTTTTGTTTTATAGGATATATCAGTTCTTTTTTATTTCTTATATTTATAGGTGTAAAACTATAAATTTTCATTATGTCTGTAAACACATACTGGTCAGGTTCAGTATCTGGCTCATTTATATCAGGTTCATCTACTCCTTTTGGAATTTACGATTCAGATATTGGGTTTAGAATTGATGCACCCAAAACTGCAACATGGGTAGCAAAAAGATTAGGTTGGCCAATTGTTAATATTGAATTAGATAATGACCAAATATTTACTTGTTTTGAAGAATCAACTTCGGAATATTCGGCACAAGTAAATCAATTTAATCTTCGTAATAACCTTGATATTTTAAGAGGGCAACCTAAAGGAAAGATTACAAACTATTCACAAACGCTTGTAGATGGTTCTTATTTACCTACTGCAATTCGTATGGCACAACAATACGGAACACAGGCAGGAGTAGGGGGTTCAACTTCAATTAAAAAAGCATATATAACTTTAACTTCATCAGTTCAAATATATGATTTGATGACAAGTGCAACTGATGTTGAAACAAGTCGTTCTTTTGGAGCAATATTTAGTGGTTCATCAACGGTTGATGTAACAAGAGTTTATCACGAAGCAGTTCCTGCAATCACTCGTTTCTTTGACCCATATTCAGTTGGAGCACAAGGTACTTTAAACTTAATGAGTGAGTTGGGATTTGGTAATTATTCTCCTGCAGCACAATTCTTAATGATGCCTCTATATGAAGATGTTTTAAGAATGCAACATATTGAGTTTAATGACCACATTCGTAAATCAGCACATTCATTTAATATTGTAGATAATAAATTAGAAATATTTCCTGTTCCTGCTATAAATCATCCAGAAAGAATATACTTTGAGTATATGAGTAGAGATGAATTTGAGCACGATTCACAAAGTATTCAATCAGAATCTCTTTCAGATTATTCAGATATTCCATACAATTTTATTCAATATTCAAATATAAATGATGTTGGTAAACAATGGATTAGAAAGTACACATTAGCACTCTCTAAGGAGTTGTTAGGAGCAATAAGAGAGAAATATTCATCTATTCCTATACCTGATGCAGAAATATCTCTGGATGGGGCAGCATTGAGAGCAGAGGCACAAGTTGAAAAAGATATGTTGATTACTCAATTAAGAGAAAACTTAGATGAAATGAGTAGAAAGAATGTGATGGAAAATAAAGCACATGAATCAGACCATCATCAAGATATGTTAAGAAAAGTTCCTTTAAGATTATATGTAGGATAATATGCCAAAGTTTTCATTAGGTAGAGATTTAGATTTTTTTCATAGTATTGCCAGAGAATTGGTAGATACTGTGATAGAAAATACTTTTGTTTTATTTAAAATAGATTTAAATGCTACAACAATAAATATTTACGGAGAATCATTAAACAAAACTTGGCATCCAGGTGTTGAATTATTTGGTTTAGTTGATAAAGACCCGGAAGGAGTTTTATATGAAGGATTTGGTGCTGATTTAACACAAACTATGACTTTTAAAGTTGATAGAGGATTGTGTGAAGAACGAAATGCATATCCGGAAATTGGTGATGTTATATATTACGATGATTCTTATTTTGAAATTGATAATACAAATGAAATTCAATTTATAGCAGGTTCTCCTGATAATAATTGGAGTATTGTAATATCAACATTCCAAGTAAGTAAATCAAATCTAAACATAGAAAAAAGAATAGATTAATATGTCTACTAACCCATTAAAAAAATCCGATAGGATTCTGCAATCAAAATCTACAAAAGGAGATGTAAAACAAAGTATATCTTTATTTGATATAGATTATGCAATGATGTCTTATTTAGAAGATACGGCATTACCTACATTAGATAATAATGGAGTTGCATTAAAAATACCTGTAATTTATGGTAATTCCGAAAGATGGAATGGTGCAAGAAGACAGGGTGTATTTAGAGATGATAAGGGTAAGATTCAATTACCTTTAATGATGATTAGAAGAACATCGATTGCAAAAGATGACCAAATGCCAATGTTAAACAGACATGTTTCATATTCTGGTATTACAAAATATTCAAAAAATAATAGATACGATAGATTTACATTATTGGGTAAAAATATACAACCTAAATATGAAATTTTTAAAATACAAATGCCAGAATATGTTGAATTAAACTATGATTGTATGGTTTGGACTTCATATACAGAACATTTGAATTCAGTAATAGAACAATTGCAATATAGTGGAACATATTGGGGAGATAAAGATGGTTTTAAATTTAGAACTACATTAGGTGATTTTAATGTTGTAAATGAAGTAGGTGAAGGAACTGAAAGAATTAACAGAATTGAATTTAGTTTAACTGTAAAAGCATATTTACTTCCTGAAAAATTTGATGGAGAAAATACAATTAAAAAATCATTTTCTACAAAAAGAGTTGTTGTTGCAACCGAAACAGATGTAACTGCAAATGGTAGATTAGAAGGAATGCTTACAACTCCATCTTCGTATTATGATAATAAAGATTTAATTGATTTTCTTTCAATAAATAATAGTAAAGTAGGTAATCCTACCACAAATAATACTATAACATTTACGGGTATTAAATTAATACAGACACCCGCTCAATTGGAATCTGTAATATCAGCTGGATTATCACTAAATAGTTTAACATACGATATTAAAATTTATATAAATGGTGTAAGATATTATCAAACTACACACTTTACTTTTACGGGTACTATAAATGCTTTAACAATTAATTTTATTTCTGCTAATTTAGGATTTAATGTAACCCCAACCGATGAAGTTATTATTACAGGTAAATTCATAGATTTATAATGAAAAGAAGCCTTTTAGATATAACACAAAAAATCAGTAGAAAACCTGGTAAAGCAGTTTTAATTCCAAAAGATTTAACAAATTCTATTTATTGGATTTATCAAGCAACAGGTTGGAGATTTGTAAGTATATTACGAGAAATTGAATATAGAACTACGCAAGACAGATTGCAAGTTTATATTAACACACAGTCAATAAGTGGAACAGATTATATAGTTGAAGATGGTGGAAATGGTTTATTAGTTAAATTTATTAAGAGTAGATTTGAATTCACTTTGGATGATGATGATTATATTGAAATAAAAGGAGATATAGAACAATATGCTTAAACAATTTAATTCAAATGCCAGAAAACTAAATAGGATTGTACCAAAAATAAATCCTAATAATT